CTTCTTGTAAATCTTGCTGAAAAGCATGGTTGTTTAGTAGGTGGAATTTATGTATACAAAAAGACTCCTGTTCTTCCAACTTTTAGACCTTTAGATCTCCAGAAAATCTATGAAGAAAAAGGAGAGTTTCCAAAAGATTATGTCTTTAATATTCCTAAAGAACCATTTGAAGTAGAATGGTTGTCTGGGGGCTGCATGATGATTAAACGAGAGATTTTAGAAAAATTAACCCAAAAATATCAAGTTCCTAACTTACCTATGATTCACAAAAAAGAATATCTTTCAGAAGATTTTGCTTTCTGCAAAAGAGCAAGAGAAGAAGGCTATAAAGTATTAGCAGACCCTAGAATTGAATTAGGTCATATTGGTCAATACATTTTCACTCTAAAAAACTATTTTGAAAAGATTTAATAATACAGTTTTGTTGATTATTTTATGGTTTTCGAGAAAGGACATAAACAACTTAATACAGGTAAAACTCATTTTAAGAAAGGAATGATCCCTTGGAATAAAGGGAAAAAAATGTGGAAAGATAAAGAACATCCAAAAGGAATGTTTGGAAAAAAAGCTTGGAATAGAGGGAAAAAATTAAGTAAAGAACATAAAAGAAAGTTAAGATTAGCTTGGATAGAAAGAAAGAAAGAAGGTAATTATCTAAAAAAATTATCTGAAGAAACTAAAAAAAAGATAAGTATTGCTAATAGAGGAAATAAACACACAAAAGAAACAAAAAGAAAGATAGGTAAAAAGAATAAGGGAAAACATTTTTCTCCAAAGACAGAATTTAGGAAAGGACATAAACCTAATGAAGAAACTAAGAAAAAATTAATAAAAAATAATCCTATGAGGGGTAAAACTCATTGGTGCTGGAAAGGAGGAATTACCCCAATTAACGATAAAATAAGACGTTCAAAGGTATATAAAGGATGGAGAACTGCTTGTTTTAAAAGAGATAATTGGACTTGTAATAATTGTAATAAAATTGGTGGAAAATTGCATGCCCATCACATAAAATCTTTTGCTAAATATCCTAAATTAAGATTTGAAATAAGAAATGGAGTAACAGTATGCGAAAATTGTCATAAGTTAACGAAGTCTTATGGAAGACCAAAAAAAGCTAGAAGATTATAAACAAATATAGAAACCTGTAGTTTATAATAAAGTAGTAAAATATATAAAGATATGATACCTCTATTTCCTATGGCTACAGAGCAATTAACACCTAGAGTAATTGAACTTTCTGATTCTGACCTACAAACACCTAACATTCTCAAGGATAAAATTCTTATGGCTCCCGGATTATGGAACGGAAAAAATTACACTGCTGAAGAAATTAGGAAAGCTTTTGAAAGAACAGACTGGGCAAATAGAGATTCTTTTGGGCCTAATGCTTTAATTGCTGATCACTCAGATAAACCTCTAAAAGTAAATGATTGGTTTGGTTATGTTAAAAATGCTCATATGGATGGAGAGAATTTAATTGGAGACTTAGAACTTTATGATGACAGCATGATTATGAAATTAGTTAAAGGAAAAGCTAAATTTGGAATTTCACCAAGATTAATGGGTGAGGCAGATGGTGATTTTATGAAAGATTTTATTTTTGAAAACTTCTCAATTGTAACAAATCCTGCATGCAAAGCAGCTTACATTAATTTGTCAGAACAAAAAGAATCATTGTTATTATCAAATAAATTAAAGGAGGTTAATAAAATGAGTGATCAGGTAACTGAAGATAAAAAATCAGTTGAAGAAGTCGAATCTGAAAAAATGAAAGAAGAACCAAAAGTTGAAGAAGAAGTGGAAATGAGTGATGAACAATTACTAGAGGTAGCAACTTTAGCAGGTTGGCCAGAATTCGTTGCAGCAGCAAGGAAGAAAGATCCTAAGATGCCCATGAAAGCGATTGCAAAAGCATTCAAGGGAAAAAGCGAAGAAATGTCAAAACTGGAAGAGTTGAGTGAAGAAGAAATAGTTTCAAGAATTGAAAAGCTTGCAGCTATTTTGAAAAACAAGAAACCACAAGTAAATGTTTCAATCTCTGACCAAGCAACTTTAGGCAAGATCGATGCATTAACTACTCAGGTTGCAGAATTAAGTGAAAGACTTAATACACCAGCCCCAAAATCAGTGCAAACATCTACCACAGAAGAACTTTCATTACAGATCGATCCATCCAGCCATTATTCACCAGGAGTTAATGGAATGGCAGCTTACCTAGGCAAATTGATATCAAAATGAAAACGATACAAGAACTAGCAGAAACTGAAACAGCAAGCGTAAGAGGAGCAAGCATAGGAACAATCTACGGACTTCAGCCAGTACAATTCTTGAAAGAGATTGTAGACGGCGCTAAAAAGAACTTGTTCTTTGGTCAAAGTATAAAAGTTATATACGCCCCAAAAGGTGCACATGACGTTGTTATACCAAAAAGAACAGCTTATTTAGGAAGATCTGGAACTACATTCAACACAGCTGGTAGTGATATTGGCGGTGCAGATGCAGGAGTAGGTCCTTATGCAAACACTCTTGCAGACATTACTTGGACAACTTTAAGCAGTTTGTCAAATGTTGTAGCAACACCTTTGCCATGCATATTAGGAATAACTTTGCAGAATTATGACTTAAATACTAATGCATTGAACCTAGTTAGCGAAGCAAAAGAGGAATTGACTTATGCATTAAGTGATAGAATTGATAATGCAATAGCAGCAGCTTTAGGAGACGCAGCTTATTCAACAAGTACAACAGCAGGATGTCAAACTTTGTTCGGCGGAGATGCAACTAGCGCAGCTACTTTAGCAGCAGGAGATGTTATAACAACAGATCTTGTAGCAAAAGCAAGTAAGAGACTAAAAGATGTTTACTTCTATTACAGGGCAAGTAACACTTATGGTGCAGAAACAAAAGCATCAACAAGTTATGTAAAGAATCCTTGGCAATCAATGCCAGAAGATCCTTTTACATTGTTCATAGGCCCTTCACAGGAAGAAGCTTTTAGAAAGGACTCACAGTTCACAAACGCAGCAGAGTACGGAGGCAATACAGTAATCATGACTGGTGAAATCGGAAAATATCTTGATTCAAGGATCATTGTGACTACTAATGTAGAAATGACTGCAGCAGCTGGAACAGCTCCAGATGCAACAACAGCAGCCGTAGCATGTACAAGATGTATACTTTGTAAGCCAAAGAAAGCATGTGCATTAGTTTGGGGCAAGGAGCCAGAATTAAAGGTATTTGACTGGGAAGTCAGGGATGAAGTCAGAATTGGTCTTTATAGCGCATATGCTGTGAAGGTAGTTCAAGACGATGCGATTGTCTTCATAGATGTAGCAGACGAGTAACGCTGTGAATAGTTAATTTTTTATTATTATTTTTTTAGAAAGAATCCAAACGGGTTATTTGGATGGCCCTGAGAAATCAGGTTGAGATTCCTCGCAAGAGGATGGACCCAAATAATTAAATTATAGGAGGGATAAAAATGAGTAAATTTAATCAAATTGGTGGAAGATACGGAATGCATAGCGGTAGTGCTAGATTCAGAAATTTACAAGTAGATGACCAACTTTTCATAGAAGGTAAAGCTATTTCCATGGCTAATACTGGCGGTAAGGTTTACTATGTTGATAGAAACCATAACGGTGCAGGTTCTAGTGGTGATGGTTCTTCTTGGGATCAAGCATTTTTAACATTGGGCGAAGCAATCGCACAAGTTAATGCTGATTATACTGCTGCTGGTAACAGTAACAGTAGAGGAAGAATGGGATATATCTTTGTTGCAGAAGGATGGTATGCAGAAGTGCCAGTAATTTTAACAGCTAGTGATGTTACAATATGTGGAGTAGCACCAGGAAATCACGATTCAACGGTAATTTATGGAGTACCTGTTGCAGGAACCTTTAGTGGAGTCGCAGGAGGACCAACAATAACACTTACAGGAAGCAATAATACAATTATGAATCTTGGAGTTTATTGTAGTGACCCTTTGTATGGAGCTATTAGAAACGGATCTAATGCAAGTGATGGGGATGCTGCTAATCCAGGAGCATCAGCACCAACAGGTAATGCATTTATCAATTGTAGTTTTATAAGAGATACAGCTGATGGAGAACTTTGTGGTATTGATGATTTAGGTGCAGATGGAACTTTGATTGATGGTTGTTTCTTTTCAACATCTTGTAAGACTCACGGAATTAGGTCAAGAACTAATGGAGTAGTTAATCCTGTAAACCTTGTAGTAAGAAATTGCAGATTTGTTGGAACTCCAATAGGAGTAGAAATCCAAGCAGGTCACAATGCTTTAATAGAA